TAACGGACAATGGCTTGATTATAGTGGTGGTTTAATATTTGGTTATAAGCTAAATAGATCATTAGGTTTGTTTGCAGAAGGTAAGTATAACAAATATTGGAATAGAGAGTGGTATGACTTTAAATTTGGAGTAAATTACGTAATCTTTTAAACTATAACTACACACTAAAAATGGCAAAAGAACTAAACGAAGACACTGGTTTTACAATAAGCATAAAAACATTAGTAGCAATAGGCTTTGCAATATCTACAATTATAGGTATGTGGTTTGCTTTACAAGCCGATATTGCAGAAGCAAAAGAACTACCTAAGCCAGATGTTACGCGCATGGAATTTAACATGAAAGATGTAAACATAAGAAATACTATTATGGAGACTAGAGACGATGTTAAAAAATTAGAAGAGCGTATGATTCGTATGGAAGACAAAATAGATAAATTGAGATAAATTGAAATGAAAAAATTAGACATGTCAAAGGTCGTTTATGTTTTGATGATGATAGTAGTGTTTACTATATCACAAGCTTTCGGCCAAATAACAGTAACACACTTTAATGCCGAGTGGAATAATACTAATAAAGTTGAGTGGTTTACTAAATTAGATGATTGTGATTTAGCAGATGTTGATATTGTTAAAGAACCAAAGCTACAAGAAAAACATAAAATAGTTATAGTACCTACTATAGTTATATTTAAAGACGGTGAAGAAATAAAAAGGTATCAAGCAGACCTTAGTTTTAAAATGCTTGCAACAAGAAAAGAAATACAAGAATTTATTAACGAGCAAATAATGAGCGACTTTTAATTATGCCAGGATCAGAAAGACAAAATAACATGTTTGATGCTTCACCTGTAAAGCAATTTACTATGGACCATCCGTATCCTGTAACAAGTTGCGGTAGAAGAAGAAGTCCTGCTACTAAAAAAAGTAATGAGCCTAGAAAAACTACAAAGGGTAAGGGTCGTAACTTTAGAACAGTCAAAGAAGGTGCTGGGATGACTTCTAAGGGAGTTAAAGAATATAG